AGGTATTTCTGTTTTCCCAGAAAGGCAGCGAGCTCTGGCGCATAGAGGAGACCAGTTGCTGGATTCTTGTCCTTGAGACTTTCAACGAGTACTTCGGGGGTGAGCTTGTCGGCAAGTACGTTAATCCCTATTCCATTCATCATGTTGACGGCAATCTGGCATGCACTCGTTTTCTTGCAGCGGCCCGATGGAGCAACGATGACTACGCATAAGTTTGGGAAGAGCTGGTAAGGCCCCATGTCGTAGTAGAGATTGCGCGATAGCGCGGAAGAGACGGCCATCATCCCTGCGAAGAAGTGGAAGACTGTGGGAGGTTCCGTATTTCGCGTGAACTCCACATAGTCGGTGATCCACCCCTGGCGAGGGATGAGGTCGTCAAAGTCATTCGGACGGGTGTGCGTAGGGTCGACTTCCCTCTTCACATCCTCCACTGTCATCTTGAAGACGCGGGCAAGGCTCGTGTAGAGCTCATCCGGGCGCGCCGCGGGTGAGACGTCTCTGACCCAGGAGAAGATTTTCGTCTTCGATTCTGGGGCGGCTCCGTTCATCGTGTTGAGCGCATCCATCAGCTTGTGGATCTGAGTGGATAGCTCAAGGTCCTTCATACGAGCGCTCGGCGCAGCAGGCAGATGTTGTAGAGCGTTACGAGGGACTGGTCAGGGTCCTGCGACGAGGCGTCGAGGAAGCTGTCGTAGTCGTGCCAGCCACCTTTAAGCGTTTCGAGGGTGTCGAGGCGTTTACACTTGTACCCCCATTTGATCGGCTTCGAGGTGTCGAACGTTCCTTTCGGAAAGCGTGTTGCACAGCGTCGAGCCTCGGAGAGCGTTTGCATGCCGAGAAAGTGGACGGACTTGCCGAGGTCCCAGCCGGGCCGAACGATGTCGAACTCGTCGATCCACATACTGCGGTCACGCCTGTAGGGGAAGCAGAGAGTGGCGACGTACTCCTCCTTGTAGCAGTCGAGTAGGTCCAAACGTTCCTGCATACTGTCTCCCACGATCACCGACGCAGTCTTCACACCGAAGGTGTCCAGCGTACCCTTCAAGTGGTCCAGGGTGAAACATTGGTCATCTATCCGGTCAGGCGCGATTACCATGTCCGCGGAGATGATGTCGTCGGCCTCACGGATGTGCGATACCTTTGCATCGTTTCCGCGCTCGTGGAAGCCGTTGTCCAGGATGATGAAGCGACCCTTCTCACGCTGACCGACGAAGAAGTCTCTGTACTCTCGGTCTTCAACGATCCTATGTGCGATGGCAAAGTCGAAGTCACAGAGGCGACTCAACTCATGTGCATGTGTCTTTGGGATTTCCATTCCGAGTTTCATCCAAGTAACTCCTTTTCGAGGGTCTTGTTGCCCTCCTTAGCTTCCTTCCAATTCAGACCGAAGACTGTTTCTGCCGGGCAGCTCCAGCCTTGAGGATAGTACATACGGATCATGTCGGGATTGGAACTCGCTTCGAGAATCTGCGGCCACGTCCTGTTCATGTGAGTATCCACGCACTGCTTCACCTCGCGCGCTAGGTCCTTCGGTGTGATGCCGACGACTTCGTCATGCACGCTCAGCCGTAGGCTCGCCCCTGCAGGCAAGTCTCTGTCGATGGCAATGAGCGCGTCGTACATCATGTCCGCGGCCGTACTTTGCTGAGGGTAGTTGTAGACCTCCGTGACTTGCCTAGAGAACCACCATCGACGACGATTCCACGGATTCTTGAGGTAGCCGTTCTTCTCGACGAAGCGAACGTTCTTCTCTCGCCACTGCCAGAACGTGCTGAACTTCCGACTGAAGCGGTAGACGAAGTTCTTCACCTTTTCCTCCGCCTGACGCACGTTCAGACCGCGGTAGGCCGGCGTCTTGATCAGTTGCTTAGCGATGGACGGCACTCCACGCCCGTAAGAGAGACCGTAAACGATAAACTTAGAATCGTAACGTTCATCTTTAGAAACGTCCTCGATACGCTTACCGCTGGTTTCAGCCGCAATGCCACTGTGTTGATCCACGTGCGAGGCAAGAAGATCCAGTCCAACTTTATCCGCTGACAGTACCATCGCCAATCGCCATTCGACCTGCGACCAGTCGGCGGAAAAGAAAACGTGCTCCGGCGTGTCCGGAATATAAATCTCCCTAAGCTCCGCTGGGATGTTTTGTGCATTCGGTTCCCACGAATTAAGTCGGCCGGTTGCAGCCTTAGCCGTTCCAAATCGAGGGTGAATGTAATCGGAATCATCCGTGGATACGGAAACGAACGTGCTGTCAGCCTTGAGAAGACTGCGACGTTCGATGATTTGGAGGAAGATGGGGTTGTCGGAAATGTTTGAAAGAGTTTCAAGTGCCTCCTCATTCGCAGTCGGGCGTTGTCCTCGGACACGGTCTCTCGTGTACTGCACGGGAAGACCGAGATCCTCGTAGAGCACCTTCATCAACTGCTTGGGACTGTCGAGGTTGAGAGTCTGGTCACCGAAACCTTCTTTCAGGACGGCTTCGATTTCCGCAGCCTTCTTTCGCATGACGTACGACCAGAGCGTGGCCTTCTCTACGTCCTTCTTTAGGCCTTTCGCACTCATCCTCCGAAGGATCGGTTGGACGGGCGCGACATGCTTTGTGTAGAGGTCGAGCATGTCGAGCGAGTGCAGCTCCTTCTTCATCTCGATGAACGCGCGTGTCGTACTGTCAATGTCTTTGCAGTTGTACGTGAAGAGATCACCCTTCTTCGCCTCGTCCTTCCAATACGGCATGTCGGTGTAGAATGACGCGACCGTGGCAAGGTCCTTCTTCATGTCCGAGTTGATCAGGTGGAACATGAGCATGGTGTCCCACGTCTGTCCGCGAAAGTGCACACCCTTGTGCTCGAGAAAGGGCTGGTCGAAACTCTCACTGTTCTGCCCGACCTTGGCAATGCGAGGATCGAGCATGATCTCCGCATGGGCCTTTCGCATTTCAGGGTGCCAGCGGAAGCATGTGCTACGGCCGGGCAAGACGCCCAGGCCGTTGCAGATGATGTCAGAGTTTACCGGGTCGAGATTCGTCGTCTCGAGGTCGTAGATGATGTAACCGTGCTGGAGGGCGAGCTGATGCATGTCGCGGGCATCTTGCACGCTCCCATCACGGACGTAGTGCGTCGGGATCCTTCGTATCTCCGGGAAGGCGCTCTCCCCCGCAACCCTCTGCAGGTCGAAGATTGGATAGGCAAACGCGCCTTGGTCTCTCATTACATAGGCTGGGTGTAGGGTTCCAACAACTTTCACACCCTCGAGCCCCGGCAAAGGGACACCTCTGTGAATGAAGATCCCAGTCTTGTACGTTAGCGCGTTGAGAGGGGTATCCCCCATCGCCGCTACGACGTTTGGCTTGACGTCCTGGATCTCCTGCGTGAGGATAGTTGAGCAACACGTAATCTCTTCTCCCGTGGGTTTACGGTTTCCTGGAGGACGGCACTTAACGGCGTTCGTGATGAATACGTCCTTACGACTAATCCCAGCCTTCGAGAGTAGAACTGTAAGAACCTGGCCACTTCCACCGATGAAAGGACGACGATATCGGGCTTCTTCTTCTCCCGGCGCCTCACCGACAACCATAATTCTTGCGTTGGAGGGTCCTTCGCCGAATACGGGGCCCGGTGCGTGGTATAGAGGACATTGCTGACAGAATGACGGTTTGCTGGCGCCATAGTCTTCCTCCTCCATCACGGACGTCCGATCAGCATCATGATTTCTTCGCGGGCCTTCGAATCAACAAAGAAGGCTCCTCGCATTGCGGAAGTGACGACATCAGCGTCGGAACGTATGCCTCGAAACTGCATGCATCCGTGGCGGCCGGTGATGATAACACAGCACCCGATAGGCTCGAGGTGTGCTTCGATAGCATCTGCAACATCTTGTGTAAGTTGTTCTTGCAGGACGGGCATGGACAGTCGCTCTTCAACTGCTCGAGCCAGTTTAGATAGGCCCAGGGCCTTCTTCTTGGGAATATACGCAATGTGTACTCGCATTGGTACAGGTTGCAGGTGATGCGGACAGAGGCCGATGACCTCGTGGTTCCGAAGGAGGACCGCGCCCCTGTACGATGTGGGAAAAGTCTTCCAGTTACTAGGTGTTGGCGATAGCATTTCTTGGTAGAGGCGGGAGACTCTTTTCGGAGTTTCTTTGTAGTTGTCGTTTTCGACATCGATGCCCATTCCTTGTAGGAGCAGGAGAACGCCCTGCTCCATTTTGACTGTGTTGAAGCGGCTCACGCGGCGTTTCGCCATTAGCGCACCTTCAAGAGTTTGTGAAGTTGAACGGAGAGACGGAGCACGGGGTGTTGACGTTGGAGATCCTGCACGACTTTCAAGCTTTCGAAGTCCACGTCGTACTTCTTATTGCACGGTTGGAGAAAGGTGGGCTTCGCCGCTTCATTGGCGAAGAAGAGAGCGTCTTCGATCGTGGGCCAGCCTGGACCGTTGCCAAGGCCACCGACGATGACTTTGAATTCCTTCGTCGGGGTAATGTTCTCACGGAGCCAGCCGGGTTTCGGCGACATTGTCACCCAGATCTGGTCGTGGGAGAGCCAGTCAGGATACTTGATTGTTCCCGACGTTTCGATGTGGATCTGAAAGTCGTCCTGGATGAATGCCTCAGCGAGGTTCTCCAGGTTGGGTTGATCGAGAGGCTCACCGCCCGTAAAGCAGACGTGGACGAGTTCATTGGCCTTGGCCCAATCCACCAACTCCGTGAGAGTGTGGCTTCCGCCACCTTTCCACGGATCCATCCGTTCGAAGTCCGTGTCACAGTGATGGCAGACTCTCTTTCCCACGGTGCAGCCCGTGAATCGGATGAAGCCCATGAGCGTCCCTGCGTAGACGCCTTCGCCTTGAGGACTGACGAAACGCTCAGCGATTTGGAAGGAGTGATGCATGGTTGATATACCTCGCACTCGTCGTGCTGCTTTCGTGGACTGTGACTGAGACGACGTAGCAGTTACGCCCACCGTCGCCGATCTTCGCGTCGAGCTCTCCGAGCCAGTGTTTGGCTAGGCACTCCGCCGTTGGCGGAGCACCGATCTCGATGATCCGGCCCATGCCCAGGCGATGGTTTGACACGCCTCCCTCCCACGCGTAGCGCTGGAGTTCGGAGAACGGATCGCCTATCTCGCAGACGAAGGCGTGGTCGTACTTCTTGAAGACGTTTTCCATCTCCGCTTTGAGGTCGGAGAAGTCCATCACCATGCCCTGCGTGTCAAGCTCATCAGCGTGGACTTCGACGGTGACTTTGTAGTTGTGCCCATGAACGTGCTTACACAGTCCCTCGTGGTGCTGAAGGCGGTGACCCATGGCGAATTCGATACTGCGAGTAATGATCATACGGTCAAGTCCTTTATCCTTCTGAGGAGGTCTACGATGTCCACGACAGCCTTGTCGAGGATCCCGTGTAATTCTTCCTTTGTCACATTGTTCAAGGTGAGCTTGGCGTGACCGTGAAGGTCAAGCGTCTCCAGCATCAGACGGAACTTAGCGTTCCCTGCTTCAATCACCTTGTCGATCTTCACTAGAAGCCTCTGTCGCGCTGTCGCGCTTCCCACAGCATCATCATTCCCCAGGCTGCCCCTGCGAGCTCGTCGTCTTTCCACATGGGGAATTGGCCGTGGTCGTAGTAGTAGTTGGCCACATTCTGAAGGTGAGCGAGGACGTGGGCGAAGCCTTGCC